GGTTGATAACGACTCTGCACAGTTCATTGAGTCTCGCCGCTTCGCTGTTGAGGAAATGGCTCGCGCTTTCAACATTCCACTATCGTTTATGGGTATTCCTGGTACTCAGTCGTATGCTTCGGTGGAACAGAACGCAATCCAGTTCGTCACTCACACTCTTCGCCCATACATTGAGAAACTCGAATGGTCTTACAGCACTCTGCTACCTAACGAGGCTTTCCTAAAGTTCAACATTGACGGTTTGCTCCGTGGCGATGTGAACAGCCGTGTACAGGCTTACAGCACTATGACTACCCTTGGCGCATACTCGGTCAACGAGGTTCGCCGTTTTGAAGACCTACCTCCTGTAGAGGGCGGCGATTCACACCGTGTATCTCTAGCAATGGTTGATCTGACTGCTCAGGGTATTCCTGCTATGGAAGCTAAGGTCAACATGGCTACCAAGATGGTACAGACTGGTTATGACCCTGAAGACACCTTGAAGAAACTTGACTTGCCTCCTGTACAACACGATGGTGGCATCCCGACTACTCTACAACCGGAGGGCTAATGCAAGCACCTGCTTCTCTTGATTTGACAATGTACCAAGGTGCTTCTTGGGACTATACGCTCACTTGGACTACTACTGCTGGTACTGTGACTACTCCGGTGAACCTAACGGGGTATTCGGCTCGTATGCAGGTTCGTGAGGCTGTAAATGCTACAGCAACCGTTCTGTCGCTAACTTCTGGTTCTGGTATCACTCTTGGTGGTACAGCGGGCACTATCTATTTAGAGGCTTCTGCTGCTACTACTGCTGGTGTTGCTACTGCTGGTGCACCTACGGAACAGTTTGTTTATGATTTGGAATTGGTTAGCCCTGCAGGGTATGTGACTCGACTTGTTGAGGGGTTGTTCCTGGTTGATCCAGAGGTGACTCGTTGAGCACTATTACTGTAACTTCGTCTACTGCTGTCGTTGAGGTAACTGCTAATAACGCGGCTACTGTTAACGTGGCTGGTGCGGCTACAGCGACAGTTAATCAGAATCAGTATGTTTTAGTTACTGAGCCTACTATTCAGGGCGTACAGTCTATTTCTAGCCCTGACTTTATACAGTTCAATACTTTAGCCAATGCTACTGGTGGTGTTGGTCGTTTCAAGTGGAACGATTCTGATGGCACTATGGATCTTGGTCTTAAGGGTGGCAATGTCACTTTGCAGGTTGGGCAAGAGTCTGTACAACTTGTCAAATCATCGACCAATAATGGGCTACTAAACGGTAAAGCTGTTTACATAGTTGGTTCTGATGGAGGTAACATCACAGCGGCTTACGCTCAAGCAATGGGCGAAGGCACTTCGTCTAAAACCTTTGGTGTAATGACTGAGACTGCTACTGGTGGCAATAAAGCGTTTTGTACTACTTTTGGTTTAGTTCGAAACATTGATACGTCACATCTGACTGAGGGCGCTATTGTCTGGCTATCTCCAACTACTGCTGGAGAACTAACTACTGTCAAACCTTCTGCTCCAAACCATACAGTAATGATTGGTTTATGTGTTCGTTCAAGTGCACAGAACGGCGTAATTTTTGTCACCGTCAATAACGGTTATGAACTAGAAGAATTGCACAATGTCAGCATTACAAATGTGACAAATGGGCAAGCACTCGTGTATGACTCTGCTACAAGTCTTTGGAAGAACCAGAGCATTGTCAATGCACAAACATTAGTGGATAATCACGCTAATGATTCAACCCCTCACCCTATCTATGACGATATGGCCTCCCTGTCGCTTCAATTTGAGAATGGATTAATCTAATGTCATTAGTAACAAATGTGACCAATCTAGCGACTCGTGTTGCTACCGAGGTCAAAGCTCTAAGAACACTAATCAACGGCAACGCTGCCGATTTGAGTTCGCTAAACACTACGAGCAAAACAAGCCTTGTTTCTGCAGTCAACGAAGTAAACACCGTTGTATCAAATAAGCCGTCAATCAACGATTCGACCACTAGCAGTTCAAGTGTTTGGTCATCGTCAAAAACCAACACAGCAATTACTTCGGCTGTGGCTGCTGTTGTAGATGCTGCTCCTGCAGCACTAGACACTTTGAACGAATTAGCTGCAGCTCTTGGTGACGATGCTAACTACGCATCAACTATCACTACTGCACTATCGGGTAAGGCTGCTACTGTTCACACTCACGCAATTAGTGATGTGACTGGTTTGCAGACTGCTCTTGATGGTAAGGCATCAACTACTGACGTTGGTGACACCACTACTAACTTTGTTACTACTTTTGAGGCTGGTCTAGTTTAGTTATGTCTCTTGTCTCTCAGATCTCTAGTCTTGCTACTCGGATTGCTACCGAGGTTAAGGCTGTACGCTCTGAGTTGGCTTCTGGATTGGCTGGTAAGGCATCTACGAGCCACACTCATGCCATCAGCGATGTAACTAACCTACAAACTACTCTTGACGGCAAAGCCTCGACAAGCCACACACATAATGCCTCTGCAGTCACCGTTACAGTAAGTGACAAATCAGCAAACTACACAATTGTTGCTGGCGATAAGAACACCATTATTCGTTCAACTAACTCAGCTATAACTATCACGTTAGCCAACGTACTAGCTGTTGGAGAAAGAATTGACTTTATCCAAGATGGTGCAGGTCAAATCACTTTTGTTGCTTCTGGCGTAACTTTGCAAAGCGCTGATGCTAAAACCAAAACCGCTAAACAATACGCTGCAGCAAGCGTAGTCTGTGTTGCCTCTGGCCAATACCGACTCATTGGAAATCTAGGATAACGATGCCTTACTACATTACTGACGAATCACCTGACTGCTCATCATGGGCTGTGGTCAAAGAAGACGGTGAAGTTCTAGCCTGTCACGACACCAAACAAGATGCCATCGACCAGATGATTGCTGTATCAATCTCTGAAGACATAGAACCAGGTGGAACCTACGAAGGTGACTTCCGTGAAGAGTCTCGTGCAGTAAACCAGTCAGCACCCGCATACATGAGAGCAGCAGCTCGCCGTGGACTCGAATACTATGAGCAGGGTCTTGGTGGTGACGGTCTAGTAGCCAGAACTATTCGTGAAGCCCGCGAAATGGCTCAAGGCAACGTTTCTGATGACAAATGGATTCGTATTGCAGCGTGGATTGCTAGACACCTCGGTGACCTTGACTCACCTAACGCAAAACCAGACTCAGAGAACTATCCGAGTGCTGGTGTTGTGGCACACCTACTTTGGGGATCAGGCCCGTCAAAGAGAGCAGCACAACGCACTTTAGCGTATGCACAATCAGTTGTTGCTAGGATTGAAGCAGATAGAAAAGGCGAAAGAATGAATGAATCTGTAGTCGATGAGTCGCGTGACCGTTGGGTGAAAGCCGCATGGTCTATTAAGGCTCGTCTTGAAGGGCTGTCGGAAGAAGCTCGCTCGATTGGTGGTCGTGAAATCCGCACCAACCACACCGAGTTTGAGATTCGTGAAGACGGTGACGGTCTAGTTGTTCGCGGCTATGCTGCCCTATTCAACAGCCCAAGCCACCCACTACCTTTCATTGAAACCATTATGCCTGGGGCGTTCAAGCGTTCACTTCAGAGCCGTAACCGTATCATGCTCCTCTGGAACCACAACGCGGGGGAACCTCTAGCATCTAACCGTAATGGTTCACTTCGTTTGTTCGAAGATGAGAAGGGTCTGGGTTATGAGGCTCGTATGGCTAACACTTCTCGCGGGCGTGACGTTTCTGAGTTGATTCGTTCCGGTGTAATTGACTCTATGAGCTTTGGTTTCCAAGTGAAGAAAGATTCTTGGTCTGCTGACGGCAACACTCGTACTTTGGAAGATGTCGCTGTTCACGAAATTTCATTGGTGTCTTACCCTGCCTACGAGGGAACTGCTGGTACTGTTTCTGTTCGTGAGAAGCGTGACATTGATGCTGACCAGTTGGCTGACAGTCTGATGAAACTTGAGTCTGGTGAAGAACTAGATCCTGACCAAGCAGCTCTTATTAGTGAAGTTGTCGCTAAACTAACTAAGACTGAAGAAGTGCAAGAGGTTAATGGTGACATTCTTGCTTTGAAGAAAAAGAAACTAAACTTGTTAGTGAAAGGCTTGTAATGTTTACTCCTGAAGAAATTGCTGCTGCTATTAAAGTTATTGATAAGGTCGCTGGTTCACCTGATTCTGGTGCGATTGCTGACTTGATCAAAGACATTAGAAACTTCGACACCAAACCGACCAAAGAAGTTCGTGTTGTCGAGGCAAAAGAAACTCGCTAATTCGTTCTGGCGTTTCTTATCCCCCATAGGCCTCCCTCCTATGGGGGTTCTTTTTTGTATAATGTTGTTGTGCCGTCAAACGGCTGAGGTTAGGCTTAGGGCTGTGCTACTTGACCATTGTGAATAAAGTAGCGAGAGGTGCACCGTATGGTGTTGCCTAAGTGCGATTCTTAGCAGCCCACTTTCCGCGCGAACACGCGAATACGGGATGATTTGCCAAGGTTTCAGGGGAAGATTTGCCAAAAACCGCGCGAACACACGAAAAACACTACATCTAGTGCTAATTCAAGCCTCTGTGCACACATCTAGTAGAATTTATGTAGGTTCTGTGTTCCACGGCCTCTAGTCTGTTCTGTGTTCCACGGCAGAGTTCATTAAATCCGTTTATTAAAGGAGACATTATGTCTGAGTTCATCAAATCTCAGGCAGAAGTTCGCAACAACCTTGTTGCTCAGATGCGTGAGGTTCTTGACCTTGCCGAGAGCGAAAAGCGTGGACTATCTGCTGAAGAAATCCAGAAGATCGAGCGTATCGAGGCTGACATCGAAGCCCGCGACACCGCAATCGCAACTGCAGAGCGTGTAGAAGCTCGTGCAATGGCAGCTACCGAAGCTGCAGGTTCATTCGCACCTGCATCAGTAGCAACCGAGCGCACCGATGCTGACTTGCTTCGTGCAATCGCTATGGGTGAAGTTCGTGGACACGAGTTCGCTCGTGAGACCCGTGCAGCTCTTGTGCCTTCGGCTAACACCGTAGGTCAGTCGTTCTACAACCGCGTATTTGAAATCGCTCAGTTGGTTGGCCCAATGCTAACCGTTTCTGAGGTATTCAACACCGCATCAGGTGAGAACCTTGTTATCCCAACCGTAACTGCTACCTCATCTGCAGGTTCTGTTGCTGCTGGTTCTGCAATCACCGAGTCAAACCCAACCTTCTCAAGCATCACCCTTGGTGCAGAGAAGTACGGTGCGCTTGTTAGCGTGGCTTCGGAGCTTGTAAGCGATGCAGGTTTCGACATCACCGGATACATTGCTCAGGAGCTAGGTACTTCACTAGGTCTACAGGCTAACTCTGTACTAACCACCAAGCTCGCTGCTGCAGCTGGTTCGGTTGTTACTGGTGGAACTGGCGTTGCTGGTGCTTTCACCTACGAGAACCTAATCGACCTTGTATACGGTATCGCTGACGGTGCTCGCGTTCTACCAGGTCTTGGCTTCCAGATGTCAAAGACTGGTATCGCTACTGCTCGTAAGCTCAAGGATGGTTCAGGTGCTTACATCTGGTCAGACTCTGCTGTTGCAGGTCAGCCTGGTTCGCTACTTGGCTACTCGGTTTACGAGAACCCTGCTGTTGCTGCTGTCGCTACTGGCGCTAAGTCGGTACTGTTCGGACACCTACCTTCATTCAAGGTTCGTGTTGCTGGCGGTATCCGCGTAGACCAGTCAGCTGACTACGCTTTCAACACCGATGTTGTGACTTACCGCGGTCTAATCAGGCTTGACGGTGCACTAAGCCATGCATCGCACATTGGCTACTTCAAGGGCGCTGCAAGCTAACCTCTGAAGTAAAAAGCGAAACCCCCCGATTGCGTAGGATCGGGGGGTTTCTTTTTCTAGGAATCAAATGACTACCACATCTTTTGACATTTGCTAGTCTAGTAGCACCTACTACGAAAGGTCAAGAACGAATTGAAAAAAATTAATGGTGTCGTGTCGGTTTGGTCGAACTCACCTGGTCGGGCTACTGGTTACGGGCAACAGGCTGGATACCTTGTTGACTTGTTGAAGCGTGAAGGCGCTAATGTTGCTGCTTTGTCTAACTATGGGTTGGATGGGGCTATTGATGTGTATAAGTCTCCGTATGGTGATGTGCCTCATTATCCGCGTGGTTTAGATGTTTATTCGAATGATGTTGCTCCGTTGAGTCACGCTCATTGGAAGGGTCAGCATAAGGGCAAGCCGAGTGCAATGATCACTTTGTATGATGTGTGGGTTTTGCAGGGTAAGGCTTGGGACAACATTAATGTTGGTTCTTGGGTTCCGCTTGATCACATTACGATGCCTCCGAAGGTTGAGGCTTGGTTGCGTAAAGATAATGTCACTCCGATTGCTATGGCTCCGAATGGTGTTCGTATGATGGAGAAGAAGGGCATTGAGTGTGAGTATGTACCTCATGCTATTGATACGAATATTTTTAAACCGTCTGAGATGATTCAGGGGCAGAATGTTCGTGACTATATGGGTACTCGTGACAAGTTTGTTGTGGGTATGAACGCTGCTAATAAATCTTCTGGGTTGATTCACCGTAAAGCGTTTAGTGAGAACTTGTTGGCGTTTAGTATTTTTCATCAACGTCACCCTGATTCGGTTTTGTATTTGCACACGGATGCGACTGGTTCGGGTGTTGGTTGGAATCTGATTAAGGTTCTGCAAGCGTTTGGTATTCCAAAGGATGCTGTTTTATTCCCGCCGTTTGTTGATTACAAGTTTGGTATGGAGAAGCAGGATTTGGCTGCTTTGTATACGGGTATGGATGTGTTGTTGGCTACTTCGTATGGTGAGGGTTTTGGTATTCCTACGATTGAGGCTCAGGCGTGTGGTACTCGTGTGATTGGGTCGAATTGGGCGGCTACTCCTGATCTTGTTGCTGAGGATTCGTGGTTGGTTGATGGTCAGCCTATGTTTGATTCAGGGCAGGATAGTGTTTGGCAGATTCCGCTTGTGCCTTCTATTGTTGAGGCTTTGGAACAGGCTTACAATGCGCCTCGTGAACGCTCTGTGAAGGCTGTAGAGTTCGCTAAAGAGTTCGATGTGGAAAATGTGTGGGCGAAGTATTGGAGTCCCGTCATTGACCGTCTGTTGGCTAAAGACAAGTGATTCCTGTACTCGGGTTCGCCACCCTTAGCAGGTTTGATTTAGCGGAGCGTATGTTGCGCTCTATCGACTATCCGGTAGAGCATCTGGTCATTATTGATAATTCTGGTAAACAGGTGTGGAAGCCTCGTAAACCTGCTTCTGTGCAACGTATGTGGCATATTCAAGTGCCTTACGGCTTGGGGCTTGTTGGGGCTTGGAATCTGATTGTCAAATCGACACCGTATGCACCGTATTGGGTGTTGATTAATGATGATGCTTGGTTTGAACCTGGTTCGTTGCAGAAGATTGCTGAGAACGTTGATACTCAAGCGTTGAACTTCTTAGACATCACACCACCGTGGTCGGCTGTAGTATTTGGTGAAGGCATGGTCGAAAAGGTTGGCTTGTATGATGAACGCTTTTATCCGCTTTACTTTGATGACAATGACTTGGAGCGTAGAGTTCGTCAAAAGGAAGTACCGATTAACCACATTCCTGCTACTGTGCACCATGAGAACAGTTCGACACTCAAGTCAGGCTATATCAACGCAAATGCGCGATCTTTCAATGCTAATCAACTGTTATTTGAAAGAAAAGCTGCAGAGCAGGATTACACACAGGGCGAATGGTCTTTGCGAGTTAGAAGAGAGAACCGATGGGATTGAGAATCTATACGGGGGGAACTTTCGACCTGTTTCATTCGGGTCATGTGAACCTGCTGAAACGTTGTGCAGAACTTGGCTCTGTGACTGTATCGTTGAACACGGATCAGTTCATTGCAAACTACAAAGGAAAGCCTCCGGTGATGACTTATGAAGAACGGTGCGAGGTCTTGCGCGGTTGTCGCTTTGTCGATGACGTTATTCCTAATTTTGGGGGTAGTGACTCTCGGGTTGCTATTGAGATAGTCAAACCAGACATTATTGTTATCGGCTCAGATTGGGCTAGGCGCGACTATTACGCTCAGATGGGTTTCACTCAAGACTGGTTAGATGAACGCGGTATAGGGCTAATGTATGTGCCTTACACTCAGGGCATTTCGTCTACTAACGTGAAACAGCGCCTAAGCGGTAGAATAGAGAAGTAGATTTAGGAGATCCTGTGGCTATAACTAATGGTTATGCTTCTCTAGCGACTGTCAAAAAAGCCATCAACATACTTGACGGTATTGATGATGAAATGATTGAGTTCGCTATCGAGACTGCTTCGCGTGACATTGACGAGCATTGTGGTCGTGTCTTCTATAACGGTGGGACTGCTACTCGCAACTTTGCCGCTAACGATGCTTACATCACTTACCTTGATGACCTTCAGTCTTTGACTACCCTAGAAACCACTAACGAGGTTGGTGGCACTTACACCGCTTGGACAGCTAACGATTACCAGTTGGAACCTATCAACGGCGGCTACAACGGTATGGGCAGACCTTACACTCAGATTCGTGCTGTGGGTGACAAGACTTTCAACTTCTTGAATGATCAAGCGTTAGTGCGTGTTACTGGTGTTTGGGGTTGGGCTGCTGTACCAACTCCGGTCAAGTACGCCTGTACTCTTTTGGCTATCCGTTTGTTCAAGAGACCTGACTCGCCTCTTGGTGTTGCTGGTTTCGGTGACATGGGTGCTATTCGTGTTTCACGTTTCGACCCTGACGTACAGAGCCTGTTGGAGCCTTACCGTCAAATGAGGAACGTAGGCTAATGGCTTCTATAACTGATTTGCGAATGGGGTTGGCTCAGAGACTGGCCAACATTCCAGGTTTGCGAACAGAGAACTATGTTACAGATGTCATCAACCCGCCTGTAGCAATTGTCGAACCTGACTCAATTCCAGTCACCTTCGACATCTCTATGAACCGTGGCTTAGATCAGTTCCGTTTTACTATCACCGTCATTGTGGGTCGAGCTGATGAGCGTAGCGCTCAAAGGCAGTTGGATGCTTACTGTGCTGGCTCAGGCAAGTACAGCGTGAAGGAAGTAGTAGAATTAGATAGGACTCTTGGTGGGATTGCTAATGACTGCCGAGTGACCGAGATTAGCTCATACGGCTCAATCTCTGTAAACGAAAACCAATACATTGCTGCAGAGTTTTCTGTAGTGGTGTATGCAAGCTAAAAGGATACTAAATGGGCAAGTATGTTGTCACAGGAAACAAGGTCAGCATCAACGGCGTTGACCTTTCGTCTTCGGTTGCTCGTGCTGAATTGGCTATGACTGTCGCTGATGTTGATGTCACCGACTTCGGTTCAGCAGGATACACCGAACTTATCGGCGGTCTAAAGTCGGGTTCAGTCTCGATTGACTTCCACCAGGATTATGCAGCAGCTTCAGTTGAAGCCACCATCTTCCCTCTAATCGGTTCGATTGCTACCGCTGTTATCATCGCTGGTAACGGTACTGCAGCTTCGGCAACCACACCCGCGTATACGGCCACCGTTCTTGTAAACGCGTGGAACCCCGTCTCGGGGGCTGTAGGTGACCTATCTACGGTTTCGATCTCGTGGCCTACAAGTGGTGCAATTTCTAAGGCCACAGCCTAACAAAGGATAAAAATTGAAAATCAACCTACGCATTGAATACATCGGTAAAGAGCCTATCGAGGTAACTTGTTCTGCAAGTGACTTGGTAGCTTTCGAAGACAAATTCAATTTGAGTGTCACAAAGTTGGCTGAGGATACTAGACTCACTCACTTGTTCTTCCTCGCTTGGCACTCAGAGTTTCGCCGTAAGGCTACGACTCTTGAGTTCGACAAGTGGATCGAGACTGTGGTTACAGTTGGGGCGAGTGAAATAGACCCAAAATAAGGGGTCTAGGTGAAACATCCGCTCATTGGTACATTGCGGGAATAGCTTGCGAAACTGGTATTTCTCCGCGTGAACTGTTGCAGTTGGATGATCGTATGTTATGGACTATGTATAGGTTCTTAATTGCGAGGAATCAGCCACCTAGAAACTAGCGTTTCCCCTCTCCTTTCGAGGAGGGGGGATTTGCTTTTAGACGGTAGAATAGGTGTAGAGATTGGTGGGTTATGGCTGACAAGATTGATATTGGCAATAAAGGCAACTTTGCCAAGGGTGGCGGTCTTTACATTCAGATGAACGATTTTGCCTACATTGCTCGTGAGCTTCGTAAAATTGACCCTAAATTGGTGTCTCGTTTTCGTGCAAATGCTAAAGAGATTGCTCGGCCTGTAAACAAAGAGATTAAGAACGCTATTCCTCGTAGTGCACCAATCAAGGGTATGAAGAAGGCTGTTGAGCCTGGTCGTTTGACTTGGAACAACCGTTTGAGTGCCCGTAACACGACTATCAAAGTGAATACGAAGATCCGTAAGCGTGGCAAGAACAATTCGATTGTTTCGATTTGGACTAACTCTGCTGCTACTCAGATGGCTGACTTGGCTAACAAGGGTGGTCGTATGGATGGTAAGAAGACTCGCCAGTACCCTTACAACCAGTATGTGCCAGCTACAGGGAAGTATGTGAAGAAGATGCGCCGTCACCGCGTCAATGGGCAGGGTCAAGCAATGGTTGACAAGTTGCAGTCTGGCCCTAGAGGTATTAGGGGTAATACTTCTCGTATGGTTTGGGCTGGTGCTGAGAAGGCTATACCACAGGTGAATATGGAGTTTATTCGTTTGATTCGCATTACTGAGGCGCAAATCAACGCAAATTTGAGAGCAGGTAGCAAGTAATGGCTGTTATTGTTCCATTAGTATCAACTTTTAACGCTGCTGGTGTTGTTGCTGCTCAGAAGAGTCTTGGTACTCTTGCTGGTGCTCTTGGCCGTATTGGTATTCAGGCTGCTGTTGCGACTACTGCTTTTAAAGCCTTGAATGGCACTATCAACTTCTTTACTGACTCTGTTGTTGCTGCTCGTGACCTTGAGCGCAACATGGCTGCCGTTAATAAAGTATTTGGTTCTTCGACTGCTGAGATGAAGGGCTTTATTGAGTCCAGTTCTCAGTTTGGTTTGAGCCAGGTTGATTCGGCTCGTACTGTTACTTATCTTGGATCGGTTCTGAAACAGGCTGGTTTCGAGATGGGCGATGTTTCATCGAACACTCAGAAGTTGACTGTTCTTGCTCAAGACTTGGCTACCACGTTTGGTTATGACACGTCTGAAGCGTTGACCGCTATGACGGCTTTGTTCCGTGGTGAGTATGACCCGATTGAGAAGTTTGGTGTTGCTCTTAAGCAGAATGAAGTTAATGCTTTGGTTGCTGCTAAGGGTCTGGGCAAACTTACTGGTCAAGAGCTGCTAAATGCTCAACAGCAAGTTCGTTTGGAACAGTTGTACTTGCGTTCACGCGATGCTATGGGTGCGTTTGCGGATAGCGCTGGAACTCTTTATGTTGAACAACAGAAGCTAAATGCTGAGTTCACGAATATGCAGTCAACTTTGGGAGAGGCTCTCAAACCTGCTATTACTACTATTACTGAGATTCTTACTGGTGAGCTTAAGGATGGCACTAGCCAACTATCAGTAGTTTTTGAAGCGTTCAATGAAATCATTGAGGCACTCACCCCAATTATTTCGCCTTTAATTAAGCTGTTTGGCACTATTGCTGGTGCTATAGCTACTGTGATTAAAGCTCTTGAGCCTTTGCTTAACCTTATTGGTGCGGTATTTGCTGTTGCTTTGGAATTGGCTGTTGACTTGCTGTCTCAGTTGGGCGAGGGCGTTAACCAAGCTGTTGAAGCGTTTACAGCATTTTTTGACACTCTTCGTGGCAATGTTGGTCGAGAGAGTTTGACTGGCAATGTTCTTTCTTGGTTGCGTGAGTTTATTGATAACTCAATAATTCTTAGAACCGTTCTATCTCCTGTTCTAAAAATCATTGACCGTATTGCTCAGATTACTGATCAGCAGGTTATTGATAAGTACAATGATGCGGTTTCTGCTGCAGAGCGTAACCGTGCTGCTCTTCGTAGGGCAGCTAAGGCTGCTCAAGCTGATGATGACGAAGGTGGCGGCGGTGGCGGCGGTAAAACCGTTAAAAAGAAGCAAATTGATTACATCAAAGAGTTCTACAAAGATGTTTCTCAGGAGATTCGTAAACAACAGGCTCGCCTTAAGCTACAGGGTCTTGGTGCTTCTGAAGCTCTAATTCAATCAATTGTTGGTTCTGGTGAGGGTTGGGAAAAGGTTTTCCTAGATGTCATCAAATCTGGCGAAAAGGGAATCAAGGATCTTCAGGCTCGTTTCAGTCGTACCGATGCAGGTATGAAGGAAATCTTTGATGCTAACAAGAAGTTCAATGATGAAGCTACTCGTGTTTATGACGAAGCGAAACAGAAGTATGACGATGCTGTAGAGAGCCTTAAAGCGTTCCGTGACGAGATCAAAGAATCTATGCGGTCTCTTATTCCTACTGAGGTTTTGACTCGTGAGATTGGCGAGTTTGAACGTCAGGTGTTGGATACGTTTGCTGACATTGAGGAGCGTATCCGTAAGGCTTTGGGTGCTAACACGATTCTTGCGGATGGTGCGAGTGCTCTGAGCGCTTATGCGGCTAAAGAGAAAACTATTCTTGCTGGTTTGGCTCGTCAACGTGATGAGTTGATTGCGAAGCGTACTTTGGCTGAGAGCATTGTTGGTGATGTTCGTCAGGCGTTGACTTCTGTAGCTAACTTGACTTCGATGATTCAACAGATTGATGTTGAGGTTGTCACTACTAAGATTATTGACAATTTGTCGATTGCTACTAAGAAGACTGTTAAAGAGTTTTCTAGTGGTCAGGGTCTTGTTGGTGGTTTGCAGAGCGTTTTGGATAAGACGAAGCGTTTTGCTACTCAGTTGAAGGCTTTGCGTGAACTTGGTTTGGATTCAACCTTGTTTAAGCAGATTGTTGATGCTGGTGCTGATGCTGGTGGTGCGACTGCTGAAGAGATTATCAAGGGTGGTTCTGAGTCTGTTCGTGCTTTGAACAGTACGTTTGCTGAGTTGGAGTCTGTGACCGCGGTTATCGCTGAGGATACTGCCAAGGTGATGTTGGACTCTGGTAAAGAGATCACTAGCGCTTTGGTGGCTGGTTTGTTGGCTGAAGAGCAGCAACTGGTTGATACTGCTACTGCTTTGGCTACCGCGTTTACTACCGCGTTTAACGCTCAGATGGCTAACCTGGTTGTTCCTGTGGAAGCGCCTACAGCACCTGTTTTGAAGCAGGTTGAACCGATTGCTGAAGCGTTGACTTTGCGTTTGGGTGACATTAAGAAGATGAACTTTGAGGGTGCAAGCCCTGAGGCTGCTGCTTTGGCTAACAAGTTGATTGCTTCACCAAAGTTTACGGCTTGGGGTTCTTCGGTGACGATTAATGTGAACGCTGGTATGGGTACTGATGGTACTGCTGTTGGTCAGGCCGTGTATGCTGAGTTGAAGAAGTACGCTAACGCTAACGGAATTAAGTTCTAATGCCTGTAGAGAAAATCGAGATTGGTACTGATCAGATTCTTCCGATTGGTAACTTTTTTATTTTGGATGATCCGGTTAAGGGTCAGTTGAATAACGCAACCTATACCTTGGCTGGATTTACTTATTACGACATTACTGATTATGTGACTGGCTACCAGATTACTCGTGGTAAAGACAGCCGTATTGGGCAGATTTCTGCTGGTGATCTTGTTGTCACTTTCAACAACGAAGATAGGTTCTTTGACCCTACTTATGAAGACTCACCTGCTTATGGGCTAACTCTTCCTAAACGTTTGGTTCGAGTTTCGTCTAATGACGTGCAACAATTCCAGGGAGTCATCAATGACTGGAACTTGTCGTATCAGCCGTTCGGTAAGTCAATTGCTAGTTTGCAAGCCACAGACGGTTTCGTGTACCTAAATAACCAAACTCTTTCTGGGGGTACGGCTACTGCACAGTTCTCTGGTGCTCGTATTAACGCTATTTTGGATAGCGAGTTTGTTGAGTGGCCAGCAGATAAACGCAACATTGATACTGGTGCTTCATACTTGGGTGCTGACGTTATTGAAGACAACACTAATGTTTTACAGTATTTGCAGCTTGTTGAGAGTTCTGAGCAGGGTTTGTTCTTTGTTGATAAAGAAGGTAACGCGGTCTTTAGAGATAGAAACGATGTTCCAACCTCTCAGGATGCTTTGACTATTTCTGATAATCCTGCTGACATTAACTATTCTCAAATTCAGATTGCTTATGGATCTGAGGATTTGGCTAACGAGGTTGTTGCTACTTCAGCTATTACTAATACTCAGGTAACTGTTACTGATACTGTTTCGCAAGCACAATACGGTATTTTTAACCTTACTCTTGATGGGTTGCTTGTTAACTCAGATGCTCAACTTGAAGACATTGCCGCATACCTTGTTAACGAAAACTCTGAGCCAAGCTACCGTTTCGACTCAATAGACATCATTTTGAACAACCTATCCTTGTCTAACCAGACAGCAGTTTTGAGCCGCGAACTAGGTGACACAGTAAAAGTTGAGTTTACCCCTAACGGTATTTCTCCATCAATAACTAAATATGCTCAAATCATTCGCATCGCACACCGCGTCGATATACAACAACAACACATAGTCACTTTCGGTCTATCTACTCGAAACTCAACACCATTCGTACTGGATGATGTGGCATTTGGTAGACTAGACGAAGGTGCTATCAGATAATAGGAGATACTAATGGCTGGTTCGGGCCGTAGAGTTTTTACAGCAGGTGAAGTTCTTACTGCTTCTAACGTAATGAATTACCTAATGGATCAGTCCGTTATGTATTTTGCTTCTTCAACTGCTCGCACTACTGGTATTGGTACAGCGGTATCTGCTGGTATGGTGAGCTACCGTGCTGACGGTACTGCTTGGGAGGGCTATAACGGTTCTGCCTGGGTACAGTTCTTGGCAGGTACTGTCACTTCATCTCAGATTGCTTCTCTTGATGCAGCTAAGGTCACTACAACTGTTAACGACAAGTCTGCCAACTATACTTTGGTTTCTGGTGACAAGAACACTTTTATTCGCTCTACTGGTAGCGCTATCACTATTACTGTGCCTGATGTTTTGGCTAATGGTGAGTCTGTAAACTTTGTACAGGCTGGTGCTGGTCAGATTACTTTCGCTGGATCGGGTGTGACTATTAACTCGGTTGATGCTAAGTTGAAAACTAATAAACAATACTCTGGTGCTACGATTACCAAACTTGGTGGAGCGTATTACCTTGTTGGAGATTTGGCGGCTTAGTAATGCTTATTCCTTTAGGTATTCTTGCGGCTTCTGGTGGGGCGCAACTTCTTGGTATGGAGCAGATTGCTACTACCATTCTTACTACTGAAACTGCTACTATAAATTTTTCTTCTATCCCTAATACCTATAAACATCTTCAGCTCCGTATGGTTGCTAGGCAAGATGGTGGTTATGTCAATATGGACATTGAAGTAAAAATGAATGGTGCTTCATCTGGATATAGCAGCCACAGAATACTTGGTTACGGTAGCGGTGTTAATTCGTACACTTCGCCTTATAGCAGCAGTATAAGACTTGCCAGCATTGGTAACTCTGCTTATTCAAATAACTATTCAGGCTACATTCTTGACTTTTTAGATTATGGAAATACCACTACTAATAAAACTATGCGTTATTTTGGTGGAATGTATGATCAACAAAGCCAATATACTGTAAATATGGGGTCGGGAGCGTTGTACTCAACCTCAGCAATTTCTTCAATAAGTTTGCAAAATACTACAGGCAACTTTCTAAGATATAGTCGTTTCAGTTTGTACGGAGCTAAAGGGTAAACTATGCCAGCAGGAATTTCAGCAATCGTGCCTTTGGCAACAACTACTTTGGCTAACAGTAGTGCTTATACTGTAACTTTTTCTTCAATAGCATCAGGTTACCGTGACTACATGATTGTTATTAATGGCACTACAACTTCTTCAAGTCAAATCGGTATTAGGTTTAACGGCGATACTGGTAACAACTATTACACTACTTCTGCTGATGGTACAGGTAATGCGGTACAGGCATACAATATTCAACAATCACTAGCTTATGTTTCTTGTCTTTCAGCTTTGTTTGATACAAACAGGGCTAGTGCAATAATTCATGTTTTGGATGCTACTGCAACTGATAAACATAAAACTGTGCTTCTTCGAGGCGGTAATCCTAATCAAAGAGTTACCATGAATGTTGCTAGGTGGACTAATACGGCTGCTGTAAGTTCTTTTACTTTGAACTCTCTTAATTATCAATGGGCTACTGGCACAACCATGAGTTTGTATGGAGTTACATCATGACTATGGCTTTGATTTCTACAATTACGGTTGGGGCTGGTGGTGCGGCTGCTTTTACATTCAGCAATATTCCGCAATCATTTACTGACCTATTGCTAGTGGCTAGTGTTCGCATTGGAACCACTACTGGAAACACTTGGGGAGATGCTGGATTAACTTTCAACGGTGTTGCTACGGGATATTCAGGCATGATGCTATACGGTACAGGGTCAGGCGCTGGTTCCGTCATTGAAGGCACGTCTTCATATATTGTTGTGCGTGTTCAGTCCAATGACGGAAGTGCAAATGTCTTCAGCAATACAAGTCTCCACATTCCAAACTATACTTCAGCCAATTCGAAGTCGATTTCATACGATTCGGTGACTGAGAATAATGCAACCTCGTCAATTCAGACAATCTCGACGGGGCTTTGGAACAACACGGCTGCTATCACGTCATTGACTCTTTCGACAACTACGTTCGTTCAAAATAGCACAGTCTCACTTTACGGAATTTTAAAAGGCTCTGGCGGCGCAACCGTCAGCTAACAGTTAGGAAAACAAATGTCAGAAACTCCAGTCAAAATTGATGTGAACTGTGAAACAGGCGAACAGGAAATCATCCCTCTAACTGCTGAGGAAATCGCACAGCGTGAAGCTGATGCTTTGGCTTTTGCAGAACAGCAAGCAGCTATTGAAGCTGAGAACGCTAAGAAAGCTCAGGATCGTGCTGATGCTATCGCTGCTTTGACTGGCCTTGGTCTAACCGAAGACCAGATCAACGCTCTGGTAGGATAGTCGTATCGCCTACGCAACGATTTAGAGAGAGATCGCTGTGTCTGACGAACAAGTCCCTACTTGGGCGCAAGAGCTTATCCGTGAGGTAACAATCCTCAACGAGCGCCTACCGAACCACATTACCTGGACAGAACGTAACGTGTTAGATCACGAGAAACGTATCCGCACTTTGGAACAGTTCCGTTGGATGATGGTTGGTATAGCTTCAGTATCAGGTCTTGTTGGTGCTCTACTCTCGAAAGTGTTTGGTGTCTAAATGAAGAAACCTATTACTTGTTTTTATGAACCAATTAAAGGCCCTGGGCGTGAACGCCGTGACGAACTAGGTAACTTCGCTTCATACCGTAAACAGCCTCATTTGGGTGAAGACTGGGGGTTCACTAATGGGTCAGAAGATAAAGTCATTTACAGTATTCATGCTGGTGTTGTTTCTGACGTTTATTGGAGTGATGCTCTCGGTTGGAGTGTTGTTGTTAACTTGCCTGATAACTGCAACTGTGGGTTCGGTAAAGAGTACATCGAATACAACCACATGATCCGTAAACCATCTATTGAGATTGGTGAAAAGGTTGAAGGCAATTATCAGTCACCGTTGGGCAACATTGGGGCTACAGGCTCTTCGTTGTCTAAGTCTGGTGCAAATCACCTTCACGCTTCTATGGGGCCAGCTAAACGCCCTCACACGTTGCCGTTGGCTAAGAAACGTGCAATGTTCCCGTTGATTGATGAGTCTTCTAAGAACCGTAAAGCTAATATGGAAGCTAAGAAGAACGCTGTGAATACTGCAGCGTTACCGGAACCGGAGTAGAAATGTTTAAGCCTGTTTGGAAAGCCTTGTGGGAGACCATTAAGGTTATTGCCGCATTTGTTTGGCGGGCTTTTGGTTTGTTCTTGATGGTTGTTGGTTTTGGTGCTGTTGGTGGTGCTATGACTGGTGACGTGTGGACTGGTATTGTCACTATTTGGTCTGCTGGTGTTGTTGTGGCTGTTGGTTACATTGGTTACAAGATTACGTCTACTGGTCGTGCCACGGTTAAAGATGTTGAGATTGCTATGCGTAAAGCTGTTCAACAGTTGCGTGAGCAGCAGTCTAAGAAACAGTAGGTTTTCTTTTCTTTAGTAGTTCGTTGCGTTCTGCAGCGGTCATTCCTCCCCATACCCCGTATGGTTCGTGCGCTAAGAGCGCGTATTCTGCACATAGTTGTAGAACTGGGCATTGTTGGCAGATTTTTCTTGCAAATGCTGTTTCCCATGTGATTGTGCGACTGTAATAGTTGGCATTGTCTTCTGGGAAGAATATTTCTGGGTATTGAGTACATTCTGGTGCGCCTTCTTCAAGGATTGCAAATTGTAGCTTTTTGTAGGCGCGTTCTATCTTGTGTACTGTCATACGTTTACCCTAAACTGTTGACGTGCTAAAAAGCAATATAAAAGGGAGATAAATGTTAGATATTCGTACTGTGCAGTTCGCTGATCTTGATTTGGTTGGCAAGTTTGTGAATCAGTCTGCTGAATGGGCTAAAGCTCGTGAGGGTGCTATTGGTGGTTCTCAGGTGGGAACTATTTTGGGGTTGAATCCTTGGGAGTCTCCGTTGACGTGTTTCTATAAGATGCGTGGTGATATTCCGTCTAGTGTGGAGCCTAATCTTCGTATGCGTTTGGGTACGTTGTTGGAGCAGCCGTTGTTGGAGTTGTTTCAGGAGCAGCACACGGACTGGATGTTGTATGACTCGGCTACTTATGCTCATAAGAAGTATCCGTTTCTTCACGCTAATCCTGATGGGTTTTACCAGGATGAGTCGGGTGAGTTACATCTGATTGAGGTGAAGACTTCGCGTGATTTTTGGTCTGATGGTGTGCCGTTGCATTACCGTGCTCAGGTGATGTTTTATTTGTGGATGTTTGGGTTACGTCATGCGAAGGTGGTGGCGTTGACTGCTGGTGACTATAACGAGTTTGATGTTTGGTTTGATGAGTTTGAGGCTATGTCGATGATGAAGCAGGTGGTTGCTTTTTATGACATGGTGCAGAAGAATCAGCGCCCTGCTTTTGATGGCGCTGAGAACACTTATGTGACTATTCGTTCGTTGAACCCTGATGTGTCTGATGATCGTGTTGAGTTGCCGCAACAGTTAGGTATCGATTTGGTAAACACGGCGCATGAACTTGACGAGTTGGGTGTGAAGATGACAGAGTTGAAGAGTCGGGTCTTGGATTGCATGGGTGATGCTCGTGTTGGGTTCATTGATGTTGATGGTGAAGAGTTTGTTGTTGCTACTCGTCAGAAGCGTGGTAATAATGCTCCGCATCTTGTGATTAAGAAAGGGAAGTAATGTTGTTGTTTGAAGAGGGCCAAGAGGCTACTATTCAGGGTAAGACGGGTACTGTGTTGGAGATTTTGCAGTCGGATACTCGTCAGATGGTTAAGTTGTTGGTTGGTGAACGCGTGTATGTGTTTACCTTTTTGAAGAAGCCTTCGGAACAGGCTGCTTTGGATGGATTGAGGTTGGGTTAATGGCTCGTTTTAATTTGGCTGAGTATGAGGATGTTAAGACTCGTTTGGCTCGCTTTTATTCGGATCATCCGGATGGTCGTGTGATTACAGAGAATTTGACTACGTTGCAGGATCGTCAGGTGAGCACTTGGGTTGTGAAGACTTCTGTTTATTTCGATTGGGAGGAGTTGCATCGGGGTACTCCGAAGGCTACTGGTCATGCTTTTGAGGTTGATGGTGGTTCTGGTGCGAACTCTACTTCGGCTTTGGAAAATGCGGAGACGAGCAGTATTGGCCGCGCCCTTGCTAACGCTGGATATTCTGGTGACCGCCGTGCCTCAAGGGAGGAGATGGCTAAAGCTAATACTGGTGTGACTCCTGCTGCACCGTCTGTTGATTGGTTGACGAAGGCTTCAGATTTGTTGTGGAAGGAAGATTTGGAGGGGCTTCTGTCTTTGTATGGTGATGCGGTTAGACTAAAAGCACCTGCCGATGTCATTGCAAAGATTAAGGAGATGGGTAGTGAACTCCGAGCAAAAAAGGATTCTGCTAAGTAGTATTCAGGAGATTCGTGAGTTGTATCACGAGTTGAATGATCCACGTAAAGGGTTGAATCCGCATATGGCGGAGGCTATTCACCAGTTGACGATTGACAGGGTTGAAAGGTACACAAATGGGAGACTTTACACCAAACCTGATAATTCAGGAGTTGGCGAAGATTCAGCAGGAAGCAGCTAAGGGTGTTCAAGCTCTTTACGATGCTGAGGTACGGTTGGCTGAGGCAGAGCGAGCGTATGAGGTTCGTTTGCAGACTGTTTATATTGAAACTCAGGGTTCTGTGGCTGACCGTACTGCTATTGCTAAGTTGGAGGCCTCTGATGCACGGTTTGAAGCTGATTTGGCGAAAGCTGAGTTGAATCGGGTGAAGGCTAAGTTGAAGCATTTGGAGTTGCAACAGTTGTCTACTCAAACACAGTCACGGTTGATGGAAGCGGAGTTGCGTGTTTTGAAATGATTGCGTTGCTCACCTGGTTGACCTTGTTGCTTGTTGGTATTGCTTTTATTGAGCGTTCTGATGTTGTGTGGCGGTTGTTGTTTTGGTTTGAGGTTAGAAGGTTAGAGCGTGAATCAAAAGACGTGGGCTAAGTTTTTGGAACGCGATGGTGGTTGTTTGCATTGTGGTGAGACTGAGGCTGTGAGTCCACAGCATCGGGGTAATCGTGGGATGGGTGGTTCAAAGGTTTTGGATCGCCCTTCTAACGTTATTGTTTTGTGTTCTGAAATGAATTGGTTGATTGAGTCTGACGTGTTGTATGCGGGTGAGGCTCGAGCTAAGGGTTGGAAGATCAGTAAGTGGGCTGTGCCTGAGGATGTGCCTGTGTGGGATAATCAGACACGCTCATGGTTTCGTCTTGACAACTTGTATGGTCGAACCGTATCGTTGTAGTGTTCCATTAGAAGGGAGATGTTATGTGGGGCAAGAAGAAGAAGAATAGTGTTGAGGTTCCTGCCGTGGTTGAGGTTGGTGGGAAGTCTTGGTTTACTAAGGATGTTGGTGGTGTGCCGACTGCTTTGGATCGGTTTGAGGCGTTGGATTTGTTGAACGCTATTCATAAGGAGATTCAGTTGGGCAACATTGGTAAGGCTATGAAGTTGTCTGGGATGAATCCTGCACCTTTTGGTGAGCCGGAATCGTTGGAGCAGTTGACTCAGGCGTTTACGGTTCGTATGCACGATTTGATGCGTTACGCTGGCTTGTCTGATGAAGATAGGTAGCCTTTTTAGTGGCTATGGTGGTTTAGATCTTGCGGTAACTGAGGTTACTGGTGCTGAGGTTGTTTGGCATTGTGAGTGGGATGATGCTCCTAGCAAGATTTTGGAGAAGCATTTTCCTGGTGTGCCTAACTATAAGGATGTTTCTCAGGTTGACTTTACTCAGGTTGAGCCTGTAGATATTTTGACTGGTGGTTTTCCGTGTCAGGATTTGTCTTTGGCTGGTAAACGTGCTGGTTTGAAAGACGGAACTCGCTCTGGTTTGTGGTCGGAGTTTGCTAGAGCGATTGATGAGTTGAAGCCTAGATTGGTGGTTATTGAGAATGTTAGAGGAATCCTCAGCGCAACAGCCCATTCTGATTTGGAATACTGTGCGTGGTGTATGGGAGAAGCCAATGGCGAGCCTTCTTTGCGAGCATTGGGAGCTGTTCTCGGAAGTTTGGCCGACCTCGGGTATGATGCGCGATGGGTTGGTTTACGAGCTGCCGATGCAGGAGCACCTCACAGTAGGTTTAGAATCTTCATCCTCGGAATCAGAAGAGATCAGTAATCTGCCAACTCCTATGAGTAGGGATTACAAAGACAGCCAAGCAGAGCACCAACGAGACGGTGTAGTACAGACTGATACTGTTGCCAGAGCCATTTTCAATAGTGGTGAGGTTACTGAAACCGAATGGGGTAAATTTGAACCTGCTATACGCCGTTGGGAAGCAACTGTAGGAAGATCTGTACCTGCTCCAACCAAACCAGATGGAAAAGACGGAAATGAGCGACTTAGCTCAGAGTTTACCGAGTGGATGATGGGTTTAGAGCCTGGTTGGATTATAGATTGTGGTTTGAGTCGTATTGAAGAGTTGAAGGCAGCGGGTAATGGTGTTGTGCCTCAACAGGCTGCTTTGGCTTTAGAAATGTTGGGTGTACGCGACATTCTTGGACTTACCAAATAGTTAACGAAATATTTTTTTATACTGTAAAAACCTTCAGAGGCTAGTGGCCGTCAGACTGAAGTAAAGTCAACTGGCTCTCGATTCATAATCGGAGATATCTGGGCGTTAGAGGCCGCCAGTTTGTCACATCCGAAATAGAACGGGTGAGAGTTCTTGAGAGTAGAACAGAGCTTGTCTGATGCGTTCAATCGTGTCTACCTGATCGCCGCTGTAATTGGGCAAGCATTTGGCGTAGACAGTCATACCCGTAAGGATTGACCCGTTAGTAAAAAGCCCGACAGTCCTATATGGCTGGTGGTTTGGAGACGGTTTCTAGCAAGCCGTTTCCCTACCCTCAAGAGCCTTCTGGCTGGTAATGTTTTGATTGTGGATGAGTTGCGTGTGTTTTGCCGTAGGTGTGGTTGGTCTTGGGTTGTGGCTTCTGGTCGGCGTAGGGCGTTTGAGTTGTGTGAGTCTTGTCGTGCTAGGCCTGCTTTGAGTGTTGGGTTTGGTGCTGATCGGTGTGTGCCTTGGCGTTTTGGTTTTGATGGGTTTGATAATCCTGTGCGTGATGGTGTGTTGTTTTTGCCTGGTGTGCGTGTGTGTGGGCATCGGGATTGTGTGAATCCGAATCATATTGAGTAATTGTCGGTGTTTTTGTGTAGTGTTGTTTTGTAAGCCTGTTTTTAGTGATTGGATTTGATGATGGCTTTTGTTGTTGTTGAGGGTCGTGTTGGCCGTGTGTTTCATGATGGTAAGGGTGTTGAGGTTGTTGAGACTTTGACGGCTCGTGATGGTTCTTCTTATGAGCGGAAGTTTACGGCTTGGTTTGATGAGCCGTTTGCTTATGGTGAGGGTGTGCCTGGGAAGTTTTCGGGTGTGTTGTCTGCTCGTGTTCGTGAGTGGGTTGATCGTGATGGGAATCCTGTTTTGTCGAAGGCTACTGGGAAGCAGGGTGTTTCGGCGGAGTTGGCGATTAATGATGCACGGTTTGAGTTGAGTTCTGCTGGTCGTGGTGCTTCTCAGCCTGTGTCTGTTGCTGAGTTGGCGGATGAATTGCCGTTCTGATGGTTGACGAGTTTTCTTTTACGGTTGTTGGCCGCCCTGCACCTCAGGGGTCGAAGTCGTATAAGGGAAATAATCGTTTTGTGGAGGCCTCCAAGTATTTACCTGCTTGGAGGTCTTCTATTGTTTCTGCAGCTAAGTTGGCGAAGCCTGAGGGTTTTGTTGCGTTTGATGTTCCGGTTTGTTTGGAGGTTACTTTTTGGGTTGCTAAACCTAAGAAGCCTCGTTGGGTGTTTCCTGGTTCGCCTCCTGATTTGGATAAGTTTGTTCGTAGTGTTGGGGATGCTTTGACTCAGGCTGGTGTTTGGGTTGATGATTCTTTGGTTTGTGTGTTGGTGGCTTCTAAGGAGTATGTTGTTGAGGGTGATGAGACTGGTTGTTCGATTAGGGTAACGGTTTTGTAACGTTTGGGGTTTTGGTGTTTGACCGTGGTGCTTTTGGGTGCTACGGTTTTTTTGTAGGCGAGGAAGGGAGATTTTGATGCCTAATGTTAGAGCTACTGATCCGTTGACTTCTGTTGAGGCGGCTGGTTCGGTTGTGCGTGTTTCGGAGACTCAGCAGGTTATTTTGGGTTTGTTGCGTAAACCTATGACTGATGAGCAGTTGATTGAGGCTTATCGTTGGCGGGCTCGTCAGCGTTTGGCTCCTAATGCTTCTGAGTCTGGTATTCGGTCTCGTAGGTCTGAGTTGGCTCGTTTGGGGTTGGTTCAAGTTGTTGGGGATTCTGTGACTCAGTTTGGTCGTAGGGCTTTGGTTTGGGGTCGTGATGGCTAGGATTCCTGTGACGGTTTGGACTACTCCTAATTGTGTGCAATGTCAGATGACTAAGAAGGAGTTGGATAGGCACGGCATTATTTATGAGGTGAAAGACCTTATTACTGAGCCTGAGAAGTTGGCTGAGTTTCAGGCACTTGGTTTTACTTCGGCTCCGATTGTTACTACGGATATCAAAATTTGGTCGGGGTTTCGTTTGAGCAAGATTAAGGGTTTGGCTGATTTTATTCACAGCCAGGAGAAGGGAGATAACTGATGGCTACACCTATTTATGATCGTTTGAAAGCTGATTGGTCTGAGGCTACTACGGCTTCTCGTGCTATTGCGAGGGCTGAGTTGAAGAAGGAAATTTTGGCTTTGTTTGGGGAGATTAAGAAACCTACTAAACAGGTTACTGATTTGATGAAGCGGGTTGAGAATGTCTGAGTTGATGGAGGTTTCTACTTCTGGTTTTAGTGCTGCTTTGCAGGAGGTTGCTGTGGAGTCGCGTAGAGCGGAGCGGGAGCTTGTGTTGGAGGTTATTGATCGTGTGTTGTTGGAGCATGATGAGTCTCCGGCGATTGTTGTGAAGACTATTCAGTATTTGCGTCACAGGATTGAGGTTGCGTGATGAGTGTTTGTGTGATGGCTGATTGTGAGAAGCCGACTGTTGGGCGTGGTTATTGTCGTGCACATTATGGGCAGTTCCGTAGGGGTACTTTGTTTAAGCCTCAGATTCCGGTGACGTTGAATGATGCTGGTGTGCGTATTTGTAATTATGAGGGTTGTGGGAGACCGCATAAGTGTTTGGGTAAGTGTTCTAAGCATTATTTTTCTGAGTATCACCAGACTGTTGCTACGACCTATAAGGTTTTGTCGTTGCCTAAAGTTCAGGCAACGGAGGATGAGGCTAGGGAAGCTCATATGGAGGAGTATTGGCAATGGGTGAAGAAGGAGTTGAAAATTGCCTGAGTTTACGGATGAGCAGACTTGGTTGTTTTGGCAGCGCTTGGAAGCAGAGCGTAATGATTTGAGTTACAAGGCTCCTCGTAGGTCTTTGGTGGATCAGAAGGAGCGGGACAAGGTTATGTTTGATGCTGGTCGGTTTGCTGAGGGTGCTCGTGATGCTGATGCGTTGAGGGCTAATCGTGATATTGGTAAGTACATTTATGGGAGTATGAAGTGAGTGACCTAAACGACCTTATTGCGACTAATTCGATTAATGCTTTTAATCAGGGTGTGCAGACTGGGGTAAGGCAGGAGCAGGAACGCATTATTAGGTTGTTAGAGATTGAGGCAGTTCGGCACGAGCAGCTATTGCTTGGCGCTTCCGCTGACTATTTACTAGGGATTATCGCCTTTATCAAGGGAGAGAACAAGTGAACTTAGAGATAGAAGAATGTAGAAATTCTTATGAATCTGGCTTCTTAAATGGCTGGACAGAATCACAGCGCCGGATTCTTGCATTGATTGAACGATGCCCAAGAACCGATGATGACCGCACAATTGATGCGCCTACGCTTATCGAACTTATCGAGGGGGAAAAGTGAAATACGAAGACCAATATCAAACCATCAAAGAAGCCTCTCAACTACTAAGCGCACCTCTAGTTTGGAGTTATGACCTTGATGTTATACGCCGACACCTTGCCTGTATCTTGGACTGCATAGCTGAGGGCGCTGACCCCGAACCTGCTGCACAAGACTTAGCAACCGCGCTAACAGATGAATTTCACGCTGGAGCGATAGGGTAGAACTATGCTGGAAGATCTACAACCCTATCAAAAAGTACGCCCATGCCGAATAAGAAGCATCATCAACGAACTCGATGACAAAGACAAGAAAATCTTTCTAAACGCTCTAAACGACATGAACGGGTATCCAACGAAATACTTGGCTCGCACAATGACCGAGCGAGGCATCATGTTATCTGATACTTCTGTGTCAAGTCACAGGAAAGGTTTATGCTCTTGCTTGAATCCTTAGAACCATCGAAGAAAGTTGATGCGCCGAAGGGGTGGCGGCCAGCAATAGAAATAGATGGCGAAACAGGTTGGGCAGTCACTCCAGGAATACCAGCAGACGAAAAACCAGACTTTGATCAGTTCCTTATAGATGCAGGTTTCGACCCTGCAGAAATTGAAGTTGTGGGCACACCACGAACTTCTCGATGGCAGCGGTATGACGGTTCTTGGTTAACGTCATATCGTTTTAACTTCAGACGAATAACAGCAGATGCTGATTTGAAACTGTTATGGTCTACCGCTAAACGAAATGTAAAGAAACCTGTAGAGAAGAAACTAAACACAGACAAAACTTTCGTTATTGCTGTGTCAGACTTCCAACTAGGTAAAGTCGATCACCGTGGTGGCAAAGCAGAAGCATTAGCTCGCATCTTCGAAACCTATGACCGTATCGAAGCCAGACTGAAAAAAGAAAAATACGAACACGTCATCATCAGCGACATCGGTGACATTGTAGAAGGCTTCACAAGTAAAGCAGACACTCAACAAACATTCACTAACGACTTATCTATCATGGATCAGGTTGATTTGGGAATAAGTCTCATCTGGGATTTGGTTAAACGTGCATCTAAGCACACAAACAAAATCTGGTTCGCATCTATAGCATCTAACCATTGCCAGTTCCGTATCAACAAACAACAAGTTGGTGCACCTGGGCGAGATGACTGGGGTGTAATGATCGCTAAACAAATACACCGTTTAGCTCAAGAAACCGAACTACCTATCACCGTACACATTCCACAAGAACATGACGAATCGTTAGCTATTGATGTTTTCGGTGACGGCTACCATGTTTTAGGTCTCGTACACGGCCACCAAGCTGCTAGACCTGATGCTGTACCTAACTGGTGGCGTAGTCAAGCGTTCGGGCAACAACCCGTAGCAGGAGCCACCATTCTCCTCACCGGACACTTCCACCACCTACGTGTACAAGAACTCGGCCAGTCACATAACGGCGGTTCGCGTTTTTGGGTACAAGTTTGTACGATGGATGGTGGATCTAACTGGTGGCGTTTAAACACGGGTGAAGATTCACAAACGGGCATTGTTTGTTTCGAGTTACAAAGAGGCATCCCGTTTACTGGTACTGTTTGGAAGGTTTAAATGACTCGTTGTGTTGTATGTGGGCTTCGTGCAGGTTCTAAGTCTAAAGTGTGCAAAATCCACAGAGATCGAGGTTTACGCAAACCCGACTATGACATTACAAGGGAGGAACTCATAAACCAGTTAGAGTTCTATATTGTGGAGTTGCAACAGCAAGAACTGGTTGAGGGAGCTAAAGTGATTAAACAGTTTTTGAACAGGATTGGCAATGTTTGAGTCGATGGCGGGGATTCTCGTCTTATCGTTCATTATTGGGTTCATTGTTCTTTCTGTTGTGGTCAAGAAGGAAGATGACGATGCCGATTTATGATTTTGAGTGCAAAGACTGTATTGATAGCCGTATAACCGTCTCTTGGTCTATTAGCGAAAATATGCCCAACTATAACTGCCAAATTTGCGGGCACAAAATGATTCGCGTCTACTCTGCACCAGCAGTCACTTTCAAAGGTGACGGATTCTATAGAACAGACAAATGAGCCGTTTCCCTAAACCTTGCCTCGACTGTGGCAAACTCACCACAGGCGGTAACCGTTGCGACTATCACCAAAATCTGGTCGAACAACTACACAACATCAAACGGGCAGAAGTAAAGAAAAACACCGGACAATACTCTGGCGCATACCGTAAACGTGCCGCCCTTGTTCGTGCCACAGCCCTCGTATGTTGGATCTGTGGTGAGGGCGCAAAACATGACGATCCTTGGCAAGCAGACCACGTGAATCCTGCCGAACACGGTGACCAGGCAGAGTTGCGAGCAGCTCACGCTTCATGCAATCGTAAACGTGGCAATAAAGTTTAAAAAATTTGGTCAGATCGCCTTTAACAAAAAATTTGGTTCAAACGCCATATAGGGAAAATTTGGTCAAAATCTGGTTAAAACCGCATTAAGCAAAAATCTGGTTAAAATCTGGTTAAAGAGCCTATATAGGATTCTGACACGAAACCTCGATCCGAACAAGTGTTCGAACCAGGCGGGGTGACTCATTCGAACAGGTGTTCGAAGCCCGCGCCCGCCTCACCCCCTAAACGCCTAGCAAACACGCCGAAAAAAAGTTTTGCAAAATGTTGACTCAATCCCCTACGCCGTGGCAGACTTGACACGTTAGCCGAATGGTTGACACTCAAGAAAAGGGAAAAAAATGACTACCAAAACCAAAATTGTCGGATACGTTTACCCCTGGGCGGCGTATAACGTGGATGAACAAAACCGCGTTTTTATGACTTGCCCTAGTTGTTCACTAAAAATCACGGTGAAAAACAAAAAAAGTTTGGAATACTTCAAACACTTTTTAGCGGTTCACCCCGAACAGGTAGAACCAAGTGCTAAGGGGGGTAACTAATGAAAACCGCGGGCGCGTTTATTGCCGTATTAGCGTTTATTCAAATTGTCGAGACTATGACCGTACCTTTGTGGCTATCGGTTGCCGGTATCGGCGTATTCTTTACCGGCTTAGTTGTCGGCCTAGTGAAGTTTCTTAGGGCGGTGCTGTAAATGAATACTGTTATCAATTGCGAACACGAATTTTTAGAAAAAATCAGCGAACCCTATTTGAAGGGCTTTAGCGACTTCGTATTGGCTGAATGTTTGAATTGTCGAACCGAACTTGAAATCGAAAACTTTGAAGATGATGAATGTGCCGAACCCGCGCCCGAATGGATCAGTTTTTACAATGCCCGTTTCACGGGTACGCCGGTGGCAGCGTGTACGAACTGCCGTTTTATCACTTCATTTTTCGAATGTGGCCACGATTTACAGCACGATTGCAACGAATACCAATAGAAAAGGGAAAAAATGACTACCTACAAAACCCCGAAGTTTAGAAACAAAAACGGCAGCCTAACCGCCTATTCGTTCGCCTGTGGCTACTTGGAAACATTCACCCCGAAGGGCGAAGACTTTTATACCGTTCGGCTGTACCGTGATGACGTGTACCACGTTCAAGGCAACATTTCCGGCGAATACTTTTGGGAATCGTTCAACACACTCACCGAAGCTAGAAAACTATTCAAACAACTAACTAAGTAAAGGAAAAAAAGAAAATGACTACCAAAACCGAACAAAAACTTATAGACCTATTTTTTGAAAACACGGGCACACACTTTTTAGATTCAGGTGGCACTAATGGCCGCGCGTGGCAGCAAAATCAAGCCCTAGGGGTTGACTTATTCCTAAACCGTGCCACGGGCGAAATAGATGAATACGGCTGTATTTCGCTAAATACGTTCGACTATCTGAAACGCCGTATCGAACTCACCCCGTTAGCTGAAGAATTACAGCGGGCGCTAGTTGACTTTTTCAACGAAGATTCAGAGCGTTCACCCTGGGCGCTTGATGACCAACTCGAAGCCCTTGAAGCTATCGGCGGCGAAATAAAAGATGATAACGGATTCAACACCTACAATTGGGAAAACTTTCTGGATACCGTGCTTCAAGGCTACGTTTTCAGTTATGCTGACAAACCGTTCGTTTTGCTACAGGTACACGGCGGCGCGGATGTTCGCGGCGGCTACACTCACCCACAAATTTTCGAAATAAACGAAGGTGACGTGGAATGGGCTTGGGCATACCTGTTAGGGGGCGCGGGTGACTGTGGCCTATACTGCACTAATCCCGAATGTGATTCAGACACTTCACAAATAACTATTTACGGCGCGGTTGACGTGGCAGATAGAGACGGAATCCCCGTGAACCGTATCGAAAATGATAAATGCCTAAATTGTGGCAGCCCCTATGAAGGCGAACAATTCGAACCCACTTACTAGCCAGAAAAGGAAAAAACAAAATGACTACCTACACCGCGAACGTAATCGTTCAAACGCTACTAATTCACGGGGTGAATACTGAAGAAGAAGCGGGCGAAGCGTATTCCGAATTTTTTGAAAATGAACGTTGCCCAAAATGTGAAGACTTCACTACCAATTGCGAACACTTCGAGCTAATCAATGACGTTTGGAACACGCTAGAGCGTGAACCCGAACAGGAACCACACGCAAACGAAACTGTGACAACTACTTTGCTAACTATCAAACAGGCACAACTCGAGGAATGGAACCGCGGGGCGCTAGACGTTATCGCCTATCTTGAAGAAAACGGCCACATTACGGCAGCTCGCGCCATTCGTACCGCTATCACGGGCGGGGAATTGTCTAGCCCGTTCGAAGCCCTATTTATTGAACTATTAGGGCAACGTGAAGAACTGCACCCCGCCCACGAAAAGCTAGTGAACTGGAAACGGGCGCTATAAATTGGGCAAAATAATCGTTTCAGCCATTGCCTGGGTGCTATTCGTAGCCTTAGGCATACCATTCAAGACAATTGCCAGAAAATAAAAGGAAAAAGAAAAATGACTACTGAAGAAAAGTATTACCTTATTCAACACGCTAAAGGCGTTACCTATGAATGGGCTAACAGCGCCCTCGAAGCTATCAACCTAGTTAGAGAAACGGAACAGATCACCGGCGCTTATTCAGCCCGTCTAGCGGTTTACGGTGAATGGAAACGCAACCTAACTCACGGCGGTGAACTCGCGGCTATTTCGTGCCTTAGTTGTGGCGTGTCTGTGGATGCTATTGAAGCCCGCGAAAACTGCACTAGCTATTGTGTCGAGTGTTCCCATAGTGACCTAAACGAATAAAGCCACACACTAAGCAACCCCCGAAGCCCTAACCGGCCTAGGGGGTTTTCTTTTACCCAAAACAAAACAAACCCAAACCCCTAACCAAACACGAACCAAACACGAAGCCACACGCGGCCCGTACACGCCCTAACACTCGAACCCGCTACCCTACAGCACCCCCCGACACTCAAGCCCGCTACAAGGCACACAGCAAAACCACCCAAAAAACGGCAAAAAATCGAAGCCGTAAAACGCCCGTACACGCCACGAACCCCCCGAAACAACCTAACCCCCCTAACCTGGGACACGAACCCGCCTAGCGCCCGCCTAGCCACGCCTGGAAGCAACCACCCCCACCCCCGAACGGGGGGGCAGGGGCAAAGATCCAATTTGGTTCCAACTGGACACCCCGCCCACAACTGTGTGTAAATACTCGCATTTCAGAACTTTCTGTAGACTGGTGGTATGCCGAATGTTGTGAAGCCTGTTGAGTTGAAGATGGCTCAGGGAAATCCTGGGCGTAGGCCGTTGCAGTTGAATGATGCGATTGCGCCTTTGGAGTATGGGTATTGTGAGCCGTTGCGCCCGTTGGGTGTTGCGGGTAAGCAGTTTTGGGACAGTATTTTTGGCGCGGGTGAGTTGTGGATTTCGATTCGTACGGATACTCAGTTGGTGCAGATGGTGTGTGAGCAGTTGGATCGCCGTGAGTGGTTGCGCCAGTATATTTTGGATAATCCTTCTGAGTGGCATATGGTGAAGCAGTTGAATGATATTGAGGGGCAGATTGTGAAGAATTTGTCTTTGCTTGGGTTTACTCCTGCTGATAGAACTCGTTTGGGTTTGGTGTCGGTTAAGACGAAGAGTAAGTTGGAAGAGTTGTTGGCTAAGAAGGCTGATCGTGGCTAAACGGCGTTTCCGTTTTGGGCGTGAGTTTTACATTCGTATTGTTGATTTGGTTGTTGCTCGCCGTTATTTTGATTCGGCTCGTTTTGTAGAGGTTGACATTGATGACCTCTAGTTGGCCGCCTCGTTGGTTGACTCCTGTTTCTGCTGAGGCTATTGCTCGTGGTGATGGCGAGTTTGCTTCTGAGTTTGCTGAAACTTTTGGGTCGATTGGTAAGGATGGTATTGCTGGTAAGGCTGGTCAGCCTTTGGTGATGCGTTCTTGGCAGACTGAGTTGTTGAAGCATTTGTATGCGCGTGATGAGAATGGTGGGTTGTTGGCGCAAACGGCCCTGATAGGGGTTCCCAGGAAGAACGGTAAGAGCGCCTTGTCTTCGGCAGCGATTGGGTTGTATTCGTTGCTTGCTGAGGGTATTAATGGTGGCGAGGTTATTGCGGTTGCTGCTGAGAAGGAACAGGCTCGCATCGTGTTTGGTGAGGCGAAGCGTATGTTGGAGGCTACTGAGCTTTCTGAGTTGTGTACGGTTTACCGTGATTCTATTTATGTGCCGTCTACGAATAGCGTGTTTAAGGTTGTTTCGGCTGAAGCGTATTCGAAGGAAGGTTTGAACCCGAGCCGTGTGATTATGGATGAGCTTCATGCTCACCGTACTCGTGAGTTGTATGACGTGTTTTCGTTGGCTATGGGTAACCGTGGCAAGATTGCTCAGTTGGTGTCGATTACTACGGCGGGTGTGAAGACGGATACGACTGGTGAGGATTCGATTGCTTACAAGTTGTATCAGTATGGGCAGAAGGTTGCTCGTGGTGAGATCATTGATCCTGCTTTCTTTATGGCTTGGTGGGAAGCACCTGAGGATTTGGACTATCGTGACCCTGTGGCTTGGGAGATGGCTAATCCTGGGTTTGGCGATATTGTGTCAGCGGATGACTTTGCTTCAGCGGTGAACCGTACTCCGGAGCCTGAGTTCCGTACTAAGCGTTTGAATCAATGGGTTTCGAGTATGAATACTTGGTTGCCTACTAACGCTTGGGAGTCTTGTGAGGGCGATTATGTGCCTTCGCCTGATGATGAGATTATTTTGGGCTTTGACGGGTCGTTTTCTGGTGACACGACTGTAATTGTTGGTTGTACTGTCGCTAAAAGTGATGGTGAGATACCTCATGTGTTCATGGTTCGTGCTTGGGAGAAGGATGAATTGCGTGATGATGACAATTGGCGTGTAAATATTGCTGAAGTTGAGGATGAAATCCTTGCTTTTTGTGCAAAGTTCCCTAAAACTTTGGAAGTTGCGTGTGACCCGTACCGTTGGCAGCGTTCTATGGAGGTTTTAGCGGATAAAGGTGTGCCAATTGTGGAATATCCGTCTACTTCAGCGAAACGTATGGTTGTTTCGTGTGCAAAGTTCTTCGATTATGTGACTGAGAAGCGTTTAACACATGATGGTGATGCTTTGTTGACTCGTCACTTGTCAAATGCGGTCACTAAGACTGACAGTATGGGTATTCGTATCGTTAAAGAGAACCGTGCCTCTAAACGGCGCATCGATGCCGCGGTTGCAGCGGTCATTGCCCTAGATAGAGCAACAGCAGGTAGAATAGAAGAACAGGGCGTACCTGAGTTTTTCATCTAAGGGCGGTTTTATGTTTGCTACGATCCTTCAAGCCTCTGGTGTTGCACTTGTAGCACTCGGTGTTGCGTTTATTTTCCCGCCCGCTGGCCTCATTGTTGCTGGTGTTGGTGCGGTGTTGTTTGGTTTGGCTTTGGAGCGAGGTAAGTAATGCTAGGTCGTTTGGTCAATGGTGAGGAACGTGCTGTTAGTTTCCAAACCATTTGGGGATCTGGTGCAGATGTTGAGATTTCTAACGAGGCTGGTGTCATTATCGATGACAAGACCTCGATGCAGATTGTTGCTTTCTTCTCTGCTGTCAACCTAATTTCTGACACTATTTCTACTTTGCCTATTGATACTTTTATCCGTAGGGATGGTGTTCGTAGCCCGTATCGCCCTAAACCGCAATGGGTGAACCAACCTGATGTTGATACGACTCGTCAGGCACATTATCAGCAAGTTCTTATCTCGATGCTTGTACAGGGCAACGCTTATGTACGTGTATTCCGTGACCGTGCAGGTGAGGTCGTAAACCTAGTCTGTTTAGACCCTAAAACTGTTGAGGTGACCCGTAACGGCATTGGTCGCAAAATGTATCGGGTTGATGGCGAAAAGCGTATGTTGAACTCTGAGGAGATTTTGCACATACCTGATTTGCTAGAACCTGGTGCTTTGGTTGGTACTGGTCGTATCACTCGTTTGAAGGATGCTCTTGGTTTGGCTTCGGCTTTGCAAAAGTATGCTTCTGGTTTCTTTGGTTCTGGTGCTACCGCTCAAGGCATCATTGAAGTGCAGGAACCTTTGACTCGTGATCAGGCTCGTGAGTTGGCTGAGACTTTTGATTCACGTCACAAGGGTTGGCGTAAAGCTCACCGTACTGGTGTTTTGACTCGTGGCGCTAAATACAACAAAACTCAGGTTGATAACGACTCTGCACAGTTCATTGAGTCTCGCCGCTTCGCTGTTGAGGAAATGGCTCGCGCTTTCAACATTCCACTATCGTTTATGGGTATTCCTGGTACTCAGTCGTATGCTTCGGTGGAA